GAGCTCGTTCGCCGCTTCAGGCTCCTCCTGAGCAGAAAGCGAAAGCAGCTCGTGCTCTCAGAGGATACTATAGTCAGTTGGGAGAAGAACCACCTGATTCTCTGAAGCAGTCGACGAATCTAGTCGACGATATTCTTGCTCATCACGGCGTCAAGGGAATGCGTTGGGGTGTTCGTAGAAAAGCTACAGTTGGTCCGCAGGAAGTCGTCGTTCGAGATACGAGAAGAAAGGTCAAGACTTCTGGCGGCGAAGGACATCCCGCTCATCCCGAAGCTGTACGCGCGCGCGCGACCGCGCAGGTGGGAAGGAAGAGTGGACTCAAAGCTCTTTCGAACGCAGATCTAGAAGCATACAACAAGCGACTGAACTTGGAGCAGAACACCAAGCGCTTGATGTATGAAGATTCGTCAGCAGGAAAGAAGTTCGTCCTAACACTTCTTAGACAAACCGGAAGGCAGCAGGCAAATGAAGTAGCAAACGCTGCTGCATCTAAAGCTGTAAAGAAAGGTCTTAAACGAGCCGCTCTTGCTGCAGCCTAGGAAAGGGGGTTAGCATATGGGCCTGTCGAATACCGCGATACCGATCTATTATGGTCAGTTTCGCGAGGCAGTTCTCCGAGGAGAGATTCCTGTAAATCGAGAAGTCTCTCAAGAGATGAATCGAATCGATTCGCTCATTGCTAACCCCAACATTTTCTATGACGATCAAGCGGTTGAAGGATTTATTCGTTACTGTGAAGGAGAGTTGACATTAACGGATGGATCGGATCTCTATCTTCTTGATTCGTTCAAGCTCTGGGCTGAACAAATCTTCGGTTGGTATTACTTCGTCGAACGAAGCGTCTACGTTCCCACCAAGGAGAATCACGGTGGACATTATGAGAAACGTTTGATAAAGAAACGACTGACGCTCAAGCAATACCTAATAGTTGCTCGTGGGGCCGCCAAGTCCATGTACGCCTCGGTCATTCAAAATTACTTCTTGAATGTCGACACGACCACGACTCACCAGGTTACCACAGCTCCGACAATGAAACAAGCTGACGAAGTTATGTCTCCTGCACGGACAGCCATCGTGCGGGCAAGAGGACCGCTGTTTAAGTTCCTCACCGAAGGATCTCTTCAGAATACAACCGGATCAAGAGCAAATCGAGTGAAGTTAGCTGCAACCAAAAAGGGAATCGAGAACTTTCTTACCGGCTCACTGCTCGAAGTTCGTCCAATGGCCATTAATAAGTTGCAAGGTCTGCGGCCAAAGATCTCCACGATTGACGAATGGCTATCGGGTGATCTTAGAGAAGATGTTGTAGGAGCCGTTGAGCAAGGAGCATCCAAACTCGAGGACTATTTGATTGTAGCTATTAGTTCGGAAGGAACAGTTAGAGCCGGTTCTGGTGACACCATAAAAATGGAGCTTGCGGATATTCTCAAAGGAGAATACTATGCTCCGCACGTTTCCATTTGGCACTATAAACTCGACGAAATTGAGGAAGTTGCTAATCCCGCAATGTGGGTAAAGGCAAATCCGAATTTAGGGCTGACGGTGTCATATGAAACGTATCAGCTTGACGTGGAACGGGCCGAGAAGGCGCCAGCGTCTCGAAATGATATTCTCGCGAAGCGGTTTGGTATTCCAATGGAGGGCTACACGTATTTCTTCACTTATGAAGAGACCCTTCCGCATCGTCGTAGAGAATTCTGGCAGATGCCGTGTTCTCTCGGTGCCGATCTTTCACAAGGCGACGACTTTTGTGCGTTCACATTTATATTTCCGTTAGGACGCGAAAAGTACGGAGTTAAGACTCGAAGTTATATCACAGAACTCACGTTGATGAAGCTTCCCGCCGCCATGCGACAGAAGTATGAAGAGTTCATCAACGAAGGAAGTCTTCACGTCATGCCAGGAAGCATTCTGGACATGATGGAGGTATACGAAGATCTGGATAGGTTTATCTTAGAGTCTCAGTTCGACGTTCGTTCGCTGGGCTACGATCCGTATAACGCAAAAGAATTTGTTACTCGTTGGGAAGCAGAAAATGGACCATTCGGCATCGAAAAAGTCATCCAAGGATCTAAGACCGAGTCGGTTCCATTGGGAGAAATCAAGATCATGGCGGAAGAAAGACTTCTGATCTTCGATCAAACTCTCATGTCGTTTGCCATGGGTAACGCAATCACCATTGAAGATACCAACGGAAATCGGAAGCTCTTGAAGAAGCGTCAGGACGAGAAGATCGACAATGTTGCCGCACTTTTGGACGCCTGGATTGCATATAAATTGAATAAGGAGGCGTTTGAATAATGAAAGTTGGACCGACTACAGTTTCAGAAATTTGCTTAGTCATTATTGCGGTTTTTGTTGTTATTGCTTACTTTAGCGGATGGGGATAAAATTAGACAACACGCCAGAAGGAGGTGACTGTGGCGCGATTTGGTACAGCGTTGAGACACGCTTGGAACGTCTTTACCAATCAGGACGATAGATTGAAAGCGCAACCCTCTGGCGGAAGCTATGGATACGGAGGAAGGCCAGATCGACTAAGACTTCGAGTTCCGAATGAACGATCGATGATTTCCTCTATCTATACGCGCCTCAGCATTGATGTTGCCTCTGTTGATATGCGTCATGTTCGGTTGGATGATGAAAATCGCTATATCGACGACATCGTTAGCGGTCTGAATAATTGTCTAACCGTCGAAGCCAATCTCGACCAAGCGGCTCGCGCTTTTCGACAAGATGTCGCAATGACACTCTTCGATAGAGGAGTTGCAGTTCTCGTGCCCGTTGATACATCGATTAATCCGCAGCAAACTGGAGGCTTCGACATTCTGACACTTCGTGTTGGTGATGTCGTTTCATGGTTTCCGCATCATGTGCGCGTAAATCTGTACAACGAGACCACGGGTGCAAGAGAAGAAATCACGTTGCATAAGTCTACGGTCGCAATTATCGAAAACCCTTTGTATGCCGTAATGAACGAACCCAATTCGACTTTGCAGCGTCTTCTTCGTAAGTTGAATCTTCTGGATGTTATCGACGAGCAGTCTGCTTCAGGAAAACTCGATCTCATCATTCAGCTTCCTTATGTGATCAAATCTGAAGCACGTCGAGAACAGGCAGAACAGCGTCGGAAGGACATCGAGTTCCAGCTCAAGGGTAGCCAGTATGGTATCGCTTACACAGATGGGACCGAAAAGATCACTCAGCTGAACCGTCCGGCCGAGAACAATCTTATGAGTCAAATCGAATACTTGACCGCTATGCTCTATGGTCAGCTGGGACTAACCGAAGAAGTTATGAACGGTACCGCTGATGAAAAGGCGATGTTGAACTATTGGAATCGAACTATCGAACCGGTTCTAACTGCAATGGTCGAGTCTATGCGTCGGTCTTTCTTGACAAAGACTGCTCGAACGCAGAAGCAGACTGTTCAGTTCTTCAGAGATCCGTTCCGATTGGTTCCGATCGAGAACATTGCTGAAATTGCGGATAAGTTCACTCGTAATGAGATTATGACTTCGAATGAGATGCGGCAGGTTGTTGGTATGTCTCCGCATCCAGATCCAAAGGCAGATCAGTTGCTCAATAGTAACATGCCGCAGGGTAGTCCAACGCCAACTGGTGTTGTATCAGATACAGATCCTGTCGCTCAGATAGTAAACGAAGTCGCTTTAAGGAAGGACGTTCAAAATGGGAGCAGAAACTAAGCCTGACTTTAGTGGCTACGCCACAAAGGCTGGGCTTAAGTGCTCGGATGGACGGACTATTATGCCTGACGCCTTCAAGCATCAGGATAAGCAGACTGTCCCGCTGGTTTGGCAGCACGGGCACAACGAACCCAGCAATGTTCTAGGCCATGCAATTCTCGAGAATCGCGAAGATGGTGTTTATGCCTACGGCTTCTTCAATGAGAGCGATTCGGCCAAGAACGCTCGAACCCTAGTTCAGCACGGCGATATCAAATCTCTATCCATTTATGCAAATCAGCTTACAGAGAAGTCGAAGCAGGTTCTTCATGGCTTTATTCGTGAGCTGAGCCTCGTTCTGTCGGGAGCAAATCCTGGCGCGCTTATCGACAATATCACGCTGGCTCATTCCGACGGCGAGATGGTTACGCTCGAGGATGAAGCGGTCATCTATACTGGTTTGGAATTGCATCACGCGGATTCGGCCGACGATACAACAGACGACACCAAAAAGGACGAAGAAGCTCCGACCGTTCAGGAAGTCTATGACTCGATGACGGAAGAGCAGAAGGATGTTGTCCATTTCATGATCGGTGCCGCTCTTGGAGCTTCGACCGAAAAGGTAACTCATTCTGATTCACCTCCGGATCCTGATCCTGATCCTGATCCCGATCCTGATCCTGAAGGCGAGCCGGAACTTGTCCATCATAGTGTTGATGATGAAGAGGAAGGACGACGGATGACACGTAATGTCTTCGAGCAGCAGAGCGGAGGCAAGAAGGAGGAAGAGACCCCGACTCTCTCGCACGATGCAATGCGTGAGATCGTCGCCGACGCTCAGAAGTCTGGATCATTGAAGGACGCAGTCGAGGCGTATGCCCTCGCGCACGGTATCACCAATATTGACCTGATGTTCCCGGATGCTCGCTCAGTGACAGACGGTCCGGAGTTCGACCAACGGCGTGTCGAGTGGGTCTCTGGTGTCATCAATGGAACGCGGCATTCGCCGTTTTCTCGCATCAAGTCGCTCGTGGCTGACATCACGGT